CCGATTTACAAGTCAGCACCTATTACACCAACTAAGGAGAAATCATGCCAACAACAATCGTCACCGGCAGAGACATCACTTTCACCATTGCTGGTGATACTTATGATGCTCAGGCCACATCCGCAATTCTGACTATTGATTCAACAATCAATACATATCAAACACTCGATGGCAAGGCGTATTTTACGACTGATTCGCAAGGATCATTTGCCGTGGAGATGCTTGCCGATTGGCCAGCAGGTGGGTCACTATGCAACGCGCTATGGACAGCGGCAGACACCGCACCAAACACACCATTGGCCGTTGTTTTCACAGCTGCATCAGGATCGGTGTTTAATTTTGATGTGCAGCCAATTTTCCCATCAGCTGGAGGCACAGCACCAGATGCACAAACTGTCTCACTAGCATTTACCTGTGTGACAACACCAACACTATAAAAAGGAGCTCGGGAGCATGAAACTACCAATTACAATTGAATTCACCACCGGGGAGAGCGCAACCTATACCGCGCTCCCACCGGAGTGGATGAAATGGGAACAGAAAACCGGAAACACAATTCAGCAAGTGGCCGACAAGTTGGGCATTGGTGATTTAATGTTTTTGGCGTATCACGCAAGCAAGCGCGAGGCAGCAGGCAAACCTGTTAAGCCGTTTGAGGTGTGGTGTGAGACTGTTACCGACATAAACATGGGAGAAACCGAAAACCCAAAAGTTACGAATCCGGATCAATAAACCGGATTGTTTGGGAGTTGGCGATTCACACAGGATTGTCACGATCAGAGTTTCAAACCGCCGAAGATATTTTGACCGCTTTTGAGATACTGAGGATTAAAAATGGCAGTTGATCCGATTAGCTATGATAAGAGTGATTTACGCGGCATTGTCAAAGCTTTCAAAGCCATGGATGAAAAAGCTGTAGAACAGGCCAAAGGTGTCTCAAATGGCTTGGCTACTTATGTGCAATCCAAAATTATTGCAACAGCTAGTGGCCGGCCAAATAAAGCGGCATCACGGATTGCTCAAGGCTCACGGGTAAGCAAATCATCAAAAATTGGTGAATTGTCATTTGGCTTTGTATCTCAGAAATTTAGTGGCGGCGGTACAACTCAACAGCTTTGGGGCGGTTACGAATTTGGCTCCAATAAATACAAACAATTTCCGGTGTGGTCGGGCCGTGGTGCTCGAGGTGGGTCAGCTGGATATTTCATCTACCCAACCTTGCGCGCCGAACAGCCACATATCATTTCAGAGTGGGAAAATGCATTTACTAAGATTTTAAAGGAGTGGTGATGGCTGGTCAAAGTAGAACACTCAAGCTTTCTATTCTTGCTGATGTAGATCAGTTAAAAAAATCGCTCACCACCGGATCAAAAGATGTTGATGGATTTGCCGGCAAAATAGGAGATTTTAGCAAAAAAGCTGCATTGGCGTTTGCAGCCGTAGCTGCTGCAGCTGGAGCAATGGCCATTAAGGTTGGTGTGGATGCTGTAAAAGCTGCCAGCGACTTAGGCGAAACAATTTCAAAAGTTAATGTGCTATTTGGTGCAACAGCTAAAGACATTGAAAAATTTGCAGATGGTGCTGCCACATCGCTTGGACAGACTAAACAACAGGCCTTAGATGCAGCAGCTACATTTGCAACATTTGGAAAAGCTGCCGGGTTGAGCGGTCAGGATTTAAGCAAGTTTTCAATTGACTTTGTAAAGCTTTCATCTGATCTCGCATCATTTAACAACACCACACCGGAGCAAGCAATCAATGCAATTGGCTCAGCTTTACGCGGTGAGGCTGAACCTTTAAGAGCCTATGGCGTTTTGCTTGATGATGCATCATTGCGCCAAGAAGCATTGTCATTGGGAATCATTAAAACAACCAAAGAGGCTTTGACACCACAACAAAAAGTTTTGGCAGCTCAAGCTCTTATCTATAAACAAACCGGAGCTGCACAAGGCGATTTTGAGCGCACAAGTGATGGATTGGCCAACAAAACACGCATTCTTACAGCTCAATTGGAAAACGCAAAAGTCACTATTGGCAATGCTCTCTTGCCGGTTGTTTTACAATTAGCCAATTTCTTTTCGGAAAAAGTAATCCCAATTGTGCAAAAGGTCGCCGATGCTTTTGGATCAAATGAAGAAGGCATGAGTGGCACTTTAACCAATCTTGCTAATTCAATCAAAAACTTTGTTCAACCTATTTTTGAAGGTTTTAAATCCGCTTTCGATAAAATAAAGAAAACAATTGTTGAAAACAAGGATGAATTTGAAGCTTTTTTTGATCTAATTAAGGCAGCAGCTCCCATCATTGGAACTGTCATTGGTAAGGCTTTTAGCCTAATCGGTGATATTGCAAGCGTTGTATTAAATATCTTTGCCAATGTTGTTGGAGCCTTACGCGGATTGATTAACACCGCAATTGATTTAATTAACATTGCAATAAAAGGTTTTAATTTAATTAAACCGGGTGCAGACATTGCTCCAATTGGAAAGATTGGATCGAGTAGTGCAAGCGGTGGTTTTGCAACGGGTGGCGCGCCGGGTGCAATCTCAGGTGGAGGCAGCTCAACCGGAGGTGGCATTACTGGTGGAGGATTAACGGGCGGTGCGCTCGGTGGTGGAGCATTAACAGGTGGAACAACGGGAGGCAGCACATCCGGCGCTTCCGGAGGTATAGCAGCCGTAACCAAAAAAGTTACAAAGGTTGTGGATGATGTAGCTGGTGCATTTGATAATTTTACAAGTGGCACAACAACCTTAGCCGGCATTATGGCGGCTTCAAACCAACCATTTAGGTTTGGCACATCCGGGGTAAATACAAACACGCTGGCAGGCATCATGGCCGCATCAGCGCAACCAACAGTTACCATTAATGTCAATGCTCCATCAATTATTGATGAGGAGGCATTTAGCCGAGCAACTACAAACGCTTTAAACAATTCATCATTTAGAGGCACAAACGGAGCCAATAATCTGGTGTTTCTATGACACTTTTTAATCCTGTTTGGCGTGTGACTATTGGCGGCGTTCAATATCAAACGGCTATTTTAGCCAATCTAACCATTACAAGCGGGCGCACTAACATTTATGAGCAGGCAAATGCCGGTTATACAAATTTAGAAATAATCAACCTAAATCAATCAAATGTGCTGATTGAAATCAATGATTCGCTGACAATTGAATTGCAAGATTCTACAGCTACATTTGTGCCAATCTTTGGCGGTTCCGTTGTTGATGTAGGCATTGCCGTAGCTGAGGTCGGCAGCGTGGATTATGCTCAACGCATCAGAATTGTCGCATTGGGCGCATTGTCAAGATTGCCAAAGGCTTTGACAGATGGTGTTTTATCGCAAGATTTTGATGGGGATCAGATTTACACCATTTTAAAAGAGGTTTTGTTTTTATCATGGCAAGAAGTGCCACAAGCATTGACATGGGCTACTTATGATTCAACTACCCAATGGCAGGATGCAGAAAACAGCGGATTGGGAGAAATTGACCAACCCGGCAATTATGAGCTTGCAGCTAGAACATCCTCAGTCATTGATGTTTATTCGCTTGTTGCAGCTTTGGCCACATCGGGCTTAGGTTACATTTACGAAAATGCACAAGGTCAAATTTCTTATGCAGACAGCACACACCGCACAACATATTTAGCCGCCAATGGATATGTAGATTTAACGGCCAATCAAGCTTTGGCAACAGGTTTGAGTATCCAATCCCGTGCTGGTGATGTGCGAAACACCATTACGCTAAAATATGGCACGAATTCACAAAATGAGGTCAGCGCGGTTGATTCTGCATCGGTTGGCTTATATGGCCAGCTTGCGCAGATATTCACAACAACCATCAAACATCAAGCCGATGCTCAAGATCAGGCCGATTTCTATTTGGAGCTAAGAGCCTATCCACGCTTCAATTTTAACAACATCACATTTGAGCTGACCAATCCAGAGCTTGATGATGCCGACCGCGATGATTTAATCAATGTTTTTATGGGCATGCCGGTAAATATCGCCAATTTGCCACTTAACATGAACTCTGGAGATTTTCTGGGTTTCGTTGAAGGCTGGACATTTTCG